AATAGAATCGTTGCTATCACTACAGTTCCCCATGGAATTGAAAATGGAGAAACCATATTTTTGTCTGGAATCTCTACATCCCAATTCACTGCTTTTGATGGACCACAAACTGTTAGCGTTGTTGGTCGAACCGTAGGTTTATCAACGTTCATCCCAGATGTTGGAGCAACTGGAATTACTACTCATATTCTAGTTACCGACACTAGAGGATTCTCTGTAGGTGATATCATCGGTGTTGGAACCGAAACTATGACAATTATTGATATTGATTCTAAATTCAACAGATTTAGAGTTAATAGAGAATATTATGTTGGGATTGCTGTAACTCATACTGCTGGTGATCAAAAAGTAGAACTCAAACCAACGAAATTCGAATTTGGTATTGGTAACGCAAATATTAGTTACAATACATTCTCTAACGAGGTTGTGTATTTTGATCCAAATAATACCGTTGGAACTGGATCAACTGGATCAACATATCAAATTGTTGTTGGTCTTGGTGGTACTTTGTCTGCAAATGTTGGACACAGAGTTGTTCCACAACAAGCAATTTATATTCCCAATCATAAGTTCTACACTGGACAAAGAGTAATTTACAATGTTGGAGTTGGTGGTTCTTCCCTTGCCTGGTCTCCCACTGGATCTGGATCTACCACTGGTATTGGTACTGAACTTCTTGTAAATGATGGCGAATACTATGCGGTTAATATTGGTCCAAATTACCTTGGATTGTCTACTGTAGGATTCCCAACATCTGGTGACGCTATTCATTGGTATTCTCCAATTGGAGATGATCTTGGATATGCACATTCTATTAGAACAACATCACCCAAAGTAACTTCTACGGTTGAAAGATTCTTCGGTGAAATTACCACTCAAGATGACCATGAATTGGTAACTGGAGATATTATTACTTTATCTGCTCTTCCAATTCAAACCGAAACTTATTCTATTAGATTCGATCCTTTTATTGCAAAAATTACTGGACCGAAAGTAGAATTTGAATATACAGATTTCTCTGCAGATTTAACCCAATTCCGTATTAGTGACTCTTCTTTCAACAGCGGAGACAAAGTAGTCTTCTACTCTGGCAATTTTACAATTAATGGACTTGTCGATAATGAAACTTATTTTGTTCTTAGGGAAGATCCAGAATACATTAAATTATGTAAGTATAAGAGTGATGTAATCGAAGGAAATCCGATTATCCCAACATCTGTGCAAAATGGTGGAACATTTGGAATTGCTAAGATAAATCCACCACTAAGATTTACTAACGGAAATCAAATTGTTTTTGATGTTTCTGATCCATCTTTGGGTGAGATGGAATTGAGATTTTTTGAAGATATTAATTTTATTGATGGACTGGATACCGTAGGATCTTCATCTGGTTTTGCTGTAAGTAGAGATGGTGTTCCTGGTACAGCTGGTGCTACAGTTACAGTTAATACTAGACTTGGATATCCAAGAAAGAGTTTCTATGATCTTATTCCTCTTGTACCATCTGATGAAAGGAAGAGATTTGGATCTTCTGATAGTGAAGTAACTGGAAGAAACAGTATTACATTGAACAATATCGTTGTTGACGATAAGCATTCGATTATTAGAATTGACGAAAAACAATTTAATTTCAATCTTTTGAAGAGGCCATCTAGAGACGAATTCTTTACTAACGTTTCTGGCATCACTACTATTTTCTATCAAACCAACTCTAACAATACGAATGGTTCTATTGCGAAAATTAAAATTAACTTCCCAGGAAAGGGATACAGTGTTCTTCCTAAAGTAACAGGATTTGCTACTACTGAAGGAAAGAATGCTATTGTCAAAATTTTCTCCGATACTATTGGTGAAATTGATACTCTAGAGAGAGTTAAAGATGGATTTGATTATCCTACTGACCCAACTTTATTGCCTTTCCTAAGTGTTCCAGCTGTTGTTGATGTTAGTGGAATTGCCAGAATTGGTAGCATTGATGTTCTAGATGGTGGAGTCAATTATTCACAACCACCAAAATTAATTGTTAGGGGAAATTCTAACGTTGAACTTGCAGCACATGTTTACGGTGGTGCTGTTTCTAGGGTGGAAATAGTTAAAAATGCTTTTGAATTTGATGAACCTTTAAGTGTAATACCAGTTAGAAATTCTAATGGATATGACATTGATTCTATTACGCATAGTGGAACTGATGTAACTGTAGAACTTCTTTTAGATCCACAATTCAATATTCCAGTATCTAATGGATATGCTTCTACTGCAATCACATTCCCATTTGCTGTTGGTGATAAAGTCTTTGTGGAGGATTGTAGAATTACTCCAGATTCTCAAGATAATGGGGAACTAAACTTTAATTCTGAAAACTATGATTATGCATTCTTTACCGTAACGGGCATCAATACTGTTAATTACACCTTGACTTATAGTGTTGCTGGAATTGCAACAGGCACTCTTGGTGAATATGATGATGACTTCACCCTAGGTTCTATTGTGAATTATAGGGATATGGCTAAATTTGACATGAAACTCATTGATGATGCTAAATTCTTGTCTGGAGAAAAAGTAACCTCTAAGAAATTTGAAGGTATTGTTGCTGAGAATGGTTGGAATCCAAAACTAAGTCAATTGAGACTTAGAGATACTTTTGGTACTTTGGAAACTGGTGATGTCATTGAGGGTCAAGAAACTAGACTCAGAGCAGATGTAAAAGATGTCAATAGGTTTAACGTTAGAAGTACTACGGGTGCAAGTAGACAAAAACTCGTAAAAGGTGATTTGAACACAGGTATTCTCAATGATTTCTTACAGAGAATCGCAGACAATGAGTATTATCAAAAATTCTCATATTCCATTAAGAGTGATCTACCATATGATAAGTGGAAAGAATCTGTAAGAGCGATTGTACACCCATCTGGATTTAAGGAATTTTCTGATCTTGAATTATTGAGTCAACCTACAGTTAATGAAGTTAATGTTGGTATTGCTAGATCTACAAATATGAAGATTAAGGCAGTAGATACCAAGATTGATATGATCGTTAATATTGATAACGACATTTATATGGGTAGAAGAGAAAACTTTGCTATGGTAACAGAGGACGATCCTCTGCCAGATGGATCTGTTCAAAGAATTTTCTTCCCTGAAGGTAGACCCATCAAGAGTTATATTCTTAATAAAACTAATAAAGTTCTAAAACTTGATGATATCTCCGATGGATTTACTGGACAATATAATAGATCAGGTGTTCTTGAGGGCAAAACGGACTTTAAATTGAGGTCTAATGGAAATCCTGTGTTTAAAATAGACTTTAATTCTGCAAGTTCTGCTGTTGTTGATATTCCTAATAATATTATTACGTTCCAAAATCATAATTTCCAGACAGGCCAGGAACTGATCTACGATACGAATGGCGGAGATTCTATCGGTATTGCAACTACCTCTCATATTACAGGTCTAAGAGACATTGTTATGAATGTCACTACTTCTGGAACTGGTAGTAGTGCAATGTATGAAAATGGATATAACAATACTGTTATTGGTCCTGTTACTGGAATCGGTACAACTGTTTCTCCAATTACAACATTTAAAGTTTATGGTTTTGGTAATCCACTTCCATCTACAACAAGTGGCAGTGGAGAGGGAGCTACATTCATAGTTCAGTTCGTTTATGATCAATCTACTGGACAACCATTATCGACTTCTGTTCAATTGATTACTGGTGGTTCTGGATATGATGTTGGTGATACCGTAACCATTGGTGGTACATATTTGGGTGGTGCTGCAGTTACAAACGATCTTTCTTTCCCAGTCAATGTTGTAACTGGAACAAGAACGGGTATTCTTACTACGTATTCTAATCTTCCATCTACTAATGACGGTGGCGGATCTGGAGCAACATTTAACGTAACCAGAGACGCAAATCTCGATATTGAGAGTGTTGAAGTTGTTACGGGTGGATCTGGATATGCAAGTACTAATAGAATTTCTATCGCTGGTACTTACATCGGTGGTATTTCTCCAGATGATGATTTGTTCTTAACTCCAACGGAACTCGGTGGCACTACAATTCCATCTAGAGTATATGTTCAGAAGTTAGATGACACCAAGTTTAGACTTTCTGGTCTATCCACCTCTCTCCCAATGGACTTTGTTGGACTTGGTACTGGAATTCATACTCTTAAGTATGCTGAACCAAGTAAAAATGCTTTGATCCTGATTGATAATATTATTCAAAGTCCTCTTGCTAACAAGAAACTAACCGTTGGCATTGGATCTGCAGTTGGTCTTGATGATCAAGCAATTGTGGTTTCATCTGGTATTGGATCAATTTCCAAGGGAGATATTATCAAGATTGATGAAGAATTTGTTCAAGTTGAGTCTATTGGTGATTCTACTTTTGTTAAATCTAGAACTGCTTTGGCAGAAAGTATAGTTGACAACAATTTCTACTATGACACCAATAGAATGAACTCTACCGTGGAGTTTCATTCTAGTTCTTTGATCACTCACGATGACAACCCACCATATTAACTATAAATAACAGAAAAACTATTTAAGTAATGGCTTTCCAAGGTATTAATACTGGTACAGCTCCTAATGATGGAACTGGAGATACTTTACTTCAGGGAACGTTAAAAATTAACGCCAACTTCCAAGATATTTACGATGTTTTTGGTGATGGAAGTAATCTCCTGAGTTTTGTTTCTTTTGCTTCTACTGCAGGTTATTCTACTAATTGTGGAGTAGCTTCAACGGCTGGTTATGCGACTAGTTCTAGATATGTTGCTGGTGACATTGACATCAATACAACTGGTGTCATTACTTCCACATACGCTGATATTGGAAAAATAACAATCCAACATCCTGGTGCTATTACGGATGGACCCATTGAGGTCGGAACTGCAACAACAATGTTCCGAATCAAAGCGGATGGCATGGTTGGCATTGGAACGTCATTGCCCACCTCTCAATTACAAGTTGCATCATTCTCCAATGAAAGACCAGCAATTTGGGCAGTAACTAAGGGCAATGCACATGGTCTTCAGGTTTCTTCTGCCGAAGACCTGATTGATAATAAAACGTTTGTAGTTACAAAAGACGCATATACTGGTATTGGTTCAACAGCACCGTCATCAAAATTAGATGTTCGTGGTGATGTTCAAATTACTGGTATTAGTACTTTTAACGGTACTACTCATCTCAATGGGGATATTACTGAGAAAGTATCTGGCAACTTTACTGACGGATTGACTGCTATTGGAGGCACTCTAACGGTAGATGTTTCTCAGGGATCAGTCGTTCTTGGTGGATTAACAACTTCAGTCAGTACATGGAACTTCACTAATGTAACCACATTAAATAGTAAGGCTACTACGGTGACTATTGTTAATGATGCTGGAGTGGATTCCACATATGGTGACAATTGTAAGGTTAACGGTGTAGTCATTGCTGGTGGTATTAGATGGGTTGGTGGCAATCCACCACCATCGACAAGTGCAGAAGATATTCTCACATTCAGTATCATTAGAGACGCAACTGGTACTACCAGAGTTTATTGCAGTAGCTCCATCAATATTAGCTGACGAGAGGAATAAATGCCTAGAACTACGCCTGGATCTGGAGCTCTTTTCAGACCTTTCTTTGATTCCAATTATGGAATTGATAGAATCGAGGTTCTTGATGGTGGATCAGGATATGCAAAAACGGATCCACCAAAAATTGTTGTAGAAGGTACAACTGTACCTATAACAGAGGGTATTTTCTTTCCTGTAATTTCTGGACTTGGTACGATTAGTCAAATCGTTGTATTTGACAGAGGTGAAGGATATTTTCCAGTTTTTAGTCAAACAACAGGAGCTTCTGTTGTTGTTAAAAGAGGATCATTTGGATCAGTATCTACAACACATGGTACTGGTATATCTTCTGTATTTACTGGCGATTATCAAATTGTAGAAGATAGCATTTTCTTCTCGGATCCCCCATATGGAAAACAAGGTCCTGTTGGACTACTTACTGGATCGACTTTTACTGGGAGATTGTTTTCTAGGAAATTGGATCCATATGATGAAAAAGATAAAAATGTAATTCTTGATGATATTTCACTCTCTTTCACTGGAGTTGCTGGAACTCAGTTTGATGTAACAGAGAATCTTGGTATTGTTACGTCTCTCTATAACAATGTTAATAGTGGAGTAGATATTAGTAATAATCCTTTTATTCTCATTAATAATATTGTTCAAACTCCTGGATTGGATTTTGAAGTTAATACCGCTGAAGATAATAATATCAATTTCTTAAGTGGTGTTCCTAGAGCTGGAAGAATCAATAAAGTTGGATTGCAGACTGGTGGTGGATACTACACACTTTTGGCTGCTTCTGCAAGAGTCGGAGTCGGTACTACAGGGTCCTTAACGGGTCTTAGACTGACTGGTAGGGGACAAGGTTATAGAACCCCTCCAGAGGTCACTGTACGTGCATCTCAGGGCACTGGCGCTGCTATTACTGCTATACTTGGAACCAATGAAGTTACGACCGTTGCGATCAGCACAGCAGTACACAATATGTTCACTGGAATTGGAACATTTACAACTGCAACTGCTCATGATCTTTATGAAGGAGATCGAGTAAGAATTACTGGTGCTGGATTTACTTTTACTCCACTTTCTGCAGTAAGAAACATTAATACTTTTGGATATAATTATATTACTGGTATTGCCACTGTAAATGTAACGGCTGGACACTATCT